TGGCGACTCCTCAATTATCTCCTGGTGTACTTATCAGGGAAGTTGACTTAACCGTAGGAAGAGCTGATAATGTTCTCGATAATATCGGAGCAATTGCAGGTCCTTTCGCTATGGGACCAGTTGATGAACCAATCGATATCTCAACAGAAGCACAATTAATTAATACATTTGGAAAACCATTATCAACTGATGCTCAATATGAATATTGGATGACAGCATCCTCATTCTTAAGTTATGGTGGCGTATTAAAAGTTGTTAGAACTGATGGTGATACTTCTTTTAGAAATTCTAATGCTGCAGTTGGATTTGCATTCACATCTGGATTAAAAATTAAATCATACGATGATTATACTGCAAACCATTCATCAGATGGTGTAAATTGGGTTTTCGCTTCAAAGAACCCAGGTTCTTGGGCAAATAATATGAAAGTTTGTGTAATTGATAATAACGCGGACCAAACAATTGGAATTACAACCACAGACCCATCAGCAGCAGGAGCTGTAGTTGGATATGGTGTTACTGTTAATATTACTTCGGTTAGCATTCCAAGAAATGGTAGCGTAGATACATTTACTGGTTATGTAAAGGGTATCATTACAGGTGTTACTACTGATAGCACCAGTGCAAATAGTTCAATTAATGTAAAGATTTTCTCTAGAGTTTCTTCAGCAGGAACGGAAACACAAATTGACTACAAAGAATCTGATAGAGCATCTTCATATAATGCAAACGATAGTTTAAAATTTATCAATAACTCAGGAATTGTAACTGGAACAACCATGACTGCAGCTTCGGTTGTAGATTGGTATGATCAACAGACTCTCGGATTAACAAATAACACAGTTTATTGGAAATCGATTGCACCAAAACCAAGAACTACATCATATGCGTCAGAAAGAAATTGCAAAAATGATGAAATACATGTAGTAATCTATGATGATAAGGGATCAATTACAGGAATTCAAGGAAATCTTCTTGAAAAATGGGTTGGTTTATCAAAAGCAAATGACGCAGTATCAGCAGTAAATTCTCCAGAAAAAATCTTTTGGAAAAATTATATTGCAGATAATTCGGCATATGTATATAATGGTGATAATCCTTCTGTTGGTAATGATATTTACAATCAAACCACACCAAGAGCTACTGGATTCTCAACAGCATTTACACCAAATACAGAATCTCAAGGATCGTGGAACGTTCCTGCTCAGGGAGTAACATTTAGTAGTATTGGAAATGTAACTTACACTTTATCTGGTGGAAGTGATTATAGCATAAATGGTGGTATGGAACCTTTATTATCAAATTTCATAACATCATATGAGTTATTCTCAAATAAAGATGAAATTTCTGTAGATTACTTGCTGATGGGCCCTGGATTAGTAAATAAACCAGAATCTCAAGCAAAAGCAAATTATTTAATTTCTATTGCAAATAATAGAAAGGATTGTTTAGCGGTTATTTCTCCACACAGAACTGATGTTGTTAATGTAACAAATTACACTACACAAACAACAAACTTAATTGAATTTTTCTCCCCACTTTCATCTTCTTCTTATGCAGTCTTTGATAGTGGTTACAAGTATACCTATGATAGATTTAATAACACTTTCCGCTACATTCCATGCAATGGTGACGTTGCTGGTTTGATGGTTAGAACTGCGATTACTTCATATCCATGGTTCTCACCAGCTGGTCAACAAAGAGGTGTATTGAACAATGCAACTAAACTTGCATACAATCCATCAAAAGCACAAAGAGACCAGTTATATCCATTGAGAGTTAATTCAATTATCAATCAACCTGGAACTGGTGTTATCCTCTATGGAGATAAAACTGCATTAGCATATGCTTCTGCATTTGATAGAATTAATGTTCGTCGCCTCTTCCTGACAATTGAACAGGCACTTGAAAGAACTGCAAATGCTCAACTGTTTGAACTGAATGATCAAATCACAAGATCAAACTTTGTCAATATTGTTGAACCATACCTGAGAGACATTCAGGCAAAGCGTGGTCTTTACGACTTCTTAGTTGTTTGTGATGAAACAAATAATACTCCTGATGTTATTGACAATAACGAATTCAGAGCTGACATTTACCTGAAACCAACAAAGTCAATTAACTACGTAACCTTAACTTTCGTAGCGACTCGAACTGGGGTCAGCTTTGAGGAAGTTGCAGGAACTGTTTGATCTTATAATTAATCACTAAGGAGGACCCTAAAAATGGCACAAATTCCAACAAGAAACATCTCACAGTTCAAGTCAAAACTCATTGGTGGTGGTGCTCGTCCTAACCTGTTTGAGGTTAGTGTTGCATTTCCAGCAGGAGTAAATCTTGGAATTCAAAATGATGGTACAGGAACATTTGATAGCGAAAACTTTAGATTCATGTGTAAGGCAGCTGCACTTCCAGCATCGACAGTTAGTGAAATTGCAATTCCTTTTAGAGGAAGAACTTTAAAAGTTGCTGGCGATAGATCTTTCGATAACTGGTCAGTAACGATTATCAATGATGAAAACTTTTCTCATAGAAAAGCATTTGAAGCATGGATGCAAAACGTTGCTCAGTATGGAGACAGTTCGGGTTTGACAAACCCATCAGATTACATGGGTAATGCAACCGTTTATCAACTCGGAAGAACTGCTGCTTCTCAACAAGGTGAAGGAACAACTTCGGGTCCTTCAAACATTCTTGCACAGTATAAGTTCGTTGATATTTTCCCAACTTCAATTTCAGATATTCCTCTTTCATACGAAACTGAGAATGCAATTGAAGAATTCACTGTAGAATTCCAGATCCAGTACTTCTATCCTGAGGCTGCCGGTTCTGGTGCTTGATAAATAGTACAAATAAGTCTACACTTTAATAATGGCAAAACTTTTTGGTTTCTCTATTGAAGATAAAGAACCATTATCCCCTGGTGTGGTTTCCCCCGTTCCTCCCAATAATGAGGACGGGGTTGATCATTATTTGACCAGTGGATTTTTTGGTTCTTATGTTGATCTGGAAGGAATTTATAGAACTGAATTTGATTTAATTAAAAGATATCGTGAGATGGCACTGCATCCAGAATGTGATAGTGCGATTGAAGATATTGTAAATGAGGCTATTGTTTCTGACACAAATGATACTCCAGTAGAAATTGAGTTATCGAATCTCAATGCTAGTGATGGTATTAAAAAAATAATTCGACAAGAGTTTAAGGGCATTTTAGATCTTTTAGATTTTGATAAAAAATGCCACGAAATTTATAGGAATTGGTATATTGACGGAAGACTTTATTACCATAAAGTGATTGACCTCAAAAATCCCCAGGAAGGAATTCAAGAGTTAAGATATATCGACTCTATGAAAATTCGTTATGTGAGACAGACTAAAAAAACTGATAAAGATGATCGTAGTGTCAGATTATCCAATATGAATCAGGATAATCCGATGCAGTATGAGTTTCCTCAAATTGAGGAATATTTTATCTACACCCCACAAGCAACATATCCAACATCAAATCCATCATCTCTTGGAGATCAAAAGGGTATTAAAATTGCAAGAGATGCAATCACTTATTGCACGTCGGGTCTCGTAGATAGAAATAAAGGATCAACTCTTTCATATTTACACAAAGCAATCAAGGCTCTTAATCAACTGAGAATGATTGAGGATAGTCTTGTTATTTACAGGTTATCTCGTGCTCCAGAAAGAAGAATTTTCTATATTGATGTAGGCAATCTTCCTAAGATTAAAGCTGAGCAATATCTTCGTGATGTTATGATGCGTTATCGCAACAAACTTGTGTATGATGCAAACACCGGTGAAATCCGTGATGACAAAAAATATATGAGTATGCTTGAGGATTTTTGGTTACCTCGCCGCGAAGGTGGTAGAGGAACTGAGATCACTACTCTTCCTGGTGGCCAAAACCTTGGCGAAATTACTGATATTAAGTACTTCCAAGAAAAACTCTATCGTTCTCTGAATGTTCCAACATCAAGAATTGGTGGTGAAGGTGGATTTAATCTTGGACGTTCATCGGAAATCTTAAGAGATGAAGTTAAGTTCAGCAAGTTTGTGGGACGTTTGAGAAAAAGATTCTCAGCAATGTTCAATGATATGCTGAAAACGCAATTGATTCTCAAGAACATTATTACTCCCGAAGATTGGGAAGTAATGAGTGAGCATATTCAATACGACTTCCTCTATGACAATCACTTTGCAGAATTGAAGGAAACTGAACTTCTGACCGAAAGATTAAATATGGTTGCTCAAGCAGAACCATATGTCGGCAAATATTTTTCACAGGATTATATTCGTAGAAAGATTCTTCGCCAAACTGATGAAGAAATTGTTGAGCAAGATGCAATTATTGAAAAGGAAATTAAGGATGGTACAATTCCAGATCCCGCTGAAATGATGATTGATCCCGCTACAGGTCAACCAATGCCCGGAATGATGACAGGAGATCTTGGAGCTCCAGTCATGGAACCAGAAGTTAATGCAAAATCTGTTGAAACTCCTGAGGTTCAAATGCCCAAGGGTGGCGAAATCTGATAAATAAAAAAGATTACTTATTTTGGAAGTCATGGACGAATTAATGGATATGATTGTTACTGATGAAAGTCCCTCACAAATCAGTGACAAAATTAAAGATTTACTCTTTGCCAAATCTGGTGAAAAGGTAGATGCATTTAGACCTTTAGTTGCATCTTCAATGTTCGACAATTCTACTCAAGAGTATAATGAGGAAGAGTGATAAATGTCTGAAAACCTATCAGATTTTTTCCAACTTATAGCAGAAGCAAAAAAAGAAAAGAAAAAATTAAAAGAAGAAGAAGATAAATTTATCTCCGAAATTATTGATGCAAATGATGTCGTAGAAAATATACTTCGCAAACTTACAGAAAATGAATATAAAGAAGATCAACAAGAATTAGTTGATAATATTATTGAAGAAGTGGAAGAGGGGGTAAAGGGTATTAATGATATTGTTAGAAATATCATTAACCCAGAACCTCAACAAGATACTAAAAAATATATCAAAGAAGGATTATTAAATATTCCCTCCAATGAGAAAAATTCAGATCCTCTTACTCCACTTAATCAAAATTTTGTAACTTTAGATCAGCTTCAACAGCATTATAAGTTATTCATCAATCGCATTCAACAACAACTTTCCACATTAGGTGGCGGTGGGGAAACGAGATTAAGATACTTGGATGATGTTGTAGGTGTTGCAACAAATTCAAGTTTTTATGATGACAAATTTCTTCAATGGAACTCAACTACAAATGAAGCTGAGTTTGTAACTATTAATTCAGGAAATATTGTTGGTATTGTTACAGGATATTATGGAAGTTTTTATGATACCACAACACAAAATGCAGTAGGCATCAATACATATCAACCATTTACAATCAATACGACTGATATATCAAATCAAGTATCTATCGCAAATAGTTCTCATATTGTCATTGCAAACTCTGGAATATATAATATTCAATTTTCTTTACAAATTGATAAGTCACAAGGTTCTCTAGCACACGTTTATATTTGGTTGAAAAAAAATGGAGTAGATGTTCCAAATAGTGCAGGAGAAATTGCAGTTCAAGGAACAGCAGCAGAAGCAATTGCTGCTTGGAATTATGTAGTATCTGCTTCTGCGAATGATTATTATGAACTTATGTGGAGTTCTACTGATATTCACGTTGAAATCAAAGCACGTACCGTAAATGGAGTTG